AGTCGAGCAGAGGCTCTGGACCCGATGCTCTACCTCCAAAAACGCGGAGCGGGGCACCTGAAGGTCGTACTCTGCTAACGTCCCATTGGGGAACCTGACCCGAATACAGCAGTGATACCAACTCCCTAAACGATTTCGCCCATCCGATCTTCGAATCTGCCACATTAATAACTGTGTCGGTTTCATGGAATGTCTCTGCTACCTCCGGTAGTTTGCTGATGTACTGCCGCTCGACACTGAAGCCCACGCCTGTGCCACACAGCAGGACGTACATCAGTTCGTCAAAGGCCTTGGGGTGGTCAATAGGCAGGTAGCTACAGTTAAACCCTGCTACGTTATCACGGTCCAGTGCTTCCCCTGCGGTCATCAAGGCTCGCATAGAGGGCATTACGTCCAGATCGTGAATAGCTTTGTAAATCTCTGATACGTCAAAGTCGTTCAGCGCACCACGGTCTACCCAGAAGTTGATGTATCGGTTGACTGTCTCTTCCCAAGTCTCACGCCGCTGTTCTTCTGGCAGGTAACGAGCGTACCGTGACTTGTGTATGTACTGTTGATATGCGTCCATTAAGACTCCTTGAAGATTTGCTGAAGGTTAGCCATTGCGTCGTCAAAAGTTGGGTGAATAGTTACGTGGCTATCTTCGCCGTACCACTCAAGAATGTACCCATTGTCGCCCTTGCGTATTGTTACGTTATCTACTTTCACTCTGTTACTCCTAGCGTTTCATTAATGATTGCCTGTGCTGCCATCTGAAGCAGCATATATACCCCGTCAGGATATTGTTCGTTGGACGCTACTTCAAACATCTCACCGTCCTCGTACATAATCACAGCCACCTTTATGGATCGACCTCGTTCCTCATGCTCTAACGCTTTGATAGCAAAGGCAGATAGGAACTCCGATGTTGTGATCTCCTGCTTCTCTTCTTCTTTCTTCTCCCCAAACTTCCCTTGTACAACCCTCATGGTGCGCTTGGCATCAGGGTCTAAGGAACTCGTGCCCATACCCGGTTCTAACTCGTACAGGTCTATAGTATCGTCGTCATCAGACATTTGCTACCTCCTTGATGAGCCACTCAAGATATACCCTAGCCTTACGTAAGTCTTCTACCCCGTTCTTGTACTCGTACCGCCACAGGTATTTCAGGCAGTTACCCTTGAGATAGCCCTTGTATTCCTGAGGGTGCATGGACGCCTTGATAGCTTCAATGGCCTCTATCGCTCCCTTGTTGTAGTGGTCGGGCTGAGTCACAGGATTATGGTTATCGCTAGGGTGATACAGTTTGCCTGTGATCGTGTCCCACTCTTGAGGCTTTGCGTTATCAATACTCATACTCTTCCTCTAGGTCTTCTTGAAACTGGTCTAGTTTCCTCAGGAGTTTGTCTTCGAACCTGTCCAGTATATCTTCAGCAGAAATCTGTAGGGCTTCCAGAAGATCATCGGGGTCGTAGAACCGCAAGAGACGCTCCTTAATTTCTTCTAGTGTCAGAGACATAATCAACCAACTCCTTTAGTGTATCTATATTATACCATAAAATCTCGTGTTTGTCACACCATTCAGCCATAGTATTTTTGGTACTTTTGCTCACTTTCTGGTTAGGCTTCATCAACACAAAGATCAACTCCTCGTTCTCCGCGAGGCAGTTATTGATCGCTCTATACTTCTGCGTGTCTCCTGCGCGAAAATATCCTTTGCACTCAATGTAGTAGACCCGTCCGTTGAGTTCGTACACGAAGTCTGGGGTGTACTTCCGTTCGATCCTGTAGTCGATCTGGCACGGTTCATAGCTAAAGCCAAATGGTTGTAACTGCGTTGCGACATCTTTCTCAAACTCCGATCTGAAGTTACCTAGTTTCGATTTCCGTGACCTTCGGCTCATTAACTACCTCTGTTAAGTATCTGGGACCACTTGAGTACAGGAATGTTCTTACTCCTGGCCAGCAAGTATGCTTGTAGGGACAATAGGAACAACCGACTGCGAGCTTTTGATTTCCACTTTTGCCATCTGGTACGACTTCGTGGCAATGCTCTGGTGCCTCCGGCTGCTCTACGAGCTTTTTTACACGTTCAATGTGCTCCTCTATGTCAAATGAAATCTTGTCGTACACGGGTGCCTGTGTGTCCTCAGAGTCGTACATGAGGTACGTCAGGTGTCCGTTCTGTTTGTCCATTGCTAGCCATCCGAACTTTGTTTCTCCTTCGGAATGTGCGTACCCTTTAATTTGAGCCACGTACCCAAACGGGTCATCAAAAGCCAGACTTCCGTCCTTGAATTTTTTAAACCCAAAAGAGGACACAGACTTAACATCAGTGACAACACCATCAATCTTGCAGTCCATAGAACCCGTAATGCCTGCAACTTCACACTGCTTTTGCTCATCCGTTACCTCGTGTCCTGAGAGCCTCGTGAGGAACAGAAGCATCTCTTCGATCAAGTGACCGTACATAAACTTGACGTACGTGTTAGGGGTCATCTCCTCCTGTACGTCAGGGTTGTTGACCACGTTCCAGAGGAAACGGTCATCCCGCCCGATGTTGGACATTCGCAGCTTGCGTCCGTCACGTTTCTCTGTGAACAGGTTTGTCATCAGTCGCTTACAGTTTTCACCGAAGCGTTCAACCTCGTCGTACAGATCGACACCTTCCGCTGGTTCTTTGTCAGCAACCACCTTGTAAATGTCATCTACCAGTGAGTATATTTTCATAGGTTTTGTCCAGTTAAGTAATTGATAGCCGCAGTCAGCTTATCAGGATCATCATCAAAGCCGCCCAGCGCCCTGTTACACTTATGGCACAACCAGCCTCTAAACGTCTCTTGCTCGTGGTCATGGTCTAGCACCCACGATCCGTTCTTTGTGTTTCCTCGCCCTTTAACATCCTCCTCAGAGCCTTTACAGATAGGACAGTGGTATCCCTCCTGTGGCATCCCGTGTTTCTCCCTGAGATGTTTACGCACTTTCTGCATCTCATTATTGCACTTCCGACACTCAGCCCTGAGATAGTTCCCGCCTGAAGCCATGTTGAAAGCGTCCAGTGGTAAGTACTGGTCACACTTTGAACACACCTTCCCGTGGCCTGCCCCTAGATCGTCATTTTCGAAAAAGCAAAGCTGATTCATCAGTGTGTCTCTGCCCACGTATCTCCGACTTGGTACTCTCCGTCGAGTGGACATCTGAGTTCAAAAGAAATGCCAGCCGCCTTGATGCACTCGACTGCGAGCCAGCCGAACTTCTCTGCTTGTTCTGAAGCCACCTCCGATTGTATTTCGTCATGTACGTTCCCCACAAACTTGTAGTCAATCCCATGCTGAGTAGCGTAGTCATCTAGAAGAACCAAAGCCCTCTTCATAATGATCGCACCAGCCGCTTGTAGCAGTGTGTTTAGTGCACTATGCTCCGATCTGACCCAGAGCTTTCTACCGTCGAGTCCTCTGAGATAACCCTTCCTAGACGCCTGTCCAACTCGCTCTCGTAGAGTTTCAAGAGCAGGTGTATTTCGTAGAAAGCGTGTCCTAAGTTTATTGCCATCTCGCGCTGTTCCTCCGACGATGCTTCCAATTTTTGCATCTCCTGCTCCGTAGAGGAAAGCGTAGATGAAAGTCTTTGCCTGAGGTCTTGTTGCAAGTCCCGCAGCAGTTTGATTTCTGGTGTGAATATCGTCTCTAAGCAAGACATTTGTAAACTCCTCGTCGCCCATGTAGTGAGCGAGCATCCGTAGTTCTAGACCACTGGCGTCAACACCGACCAGCTTACGTCCTTCTGGTACAATCCAACAGTCACGGCACTCCTTGCCGTACTCAGAGTTCACTGACGGAACCTGAGCCATGTTGGGGCTTTGGTGTGTCATACGACCAGTGACAGCACCGTTGGTTGTGACTCGTCCATGCACACGACCATCGTCCTGTACGTGTTCCAGCCACGAGTTTACCTGCGCGTATCGCTTTTGAAGTAAGAGGTACTCCAAGACTTGTGCCGCTTCGGGTACATGACTATTCTCTTTAAGCGTCTTTTCATCAACCACAGGTTTGCCTGTCGCAGTGAGTTCCGTCCATACAGCGCCCTTAGCTGACAATCGTTCGGCAACCTGTTGACGGGATCCAACGTTGAATACAGTGACCTTATCCTTAAGTCGCTTACCAGTTTTCTCTGAGTATCGCTCCTCAACCAACGGCGGGAAAAGCGACTGTAGGTGTTGCTCAATCTCATTCATGCGCTCCTTAAACTTCGCACATAGGATGTGACACAGCCGCTGATCCAGTAGCCACCCGTTGCGCTCCTGCTCCTGTATGATCCACTGCACCTCATGCTCTAGGTCTTGGGACTCTTTGGAGAACCCGTCTAGCTCCACCTGTAGGCGATTGTACACAGCCTCAGTGACTTCCGTATCACGGATGCAGTAGTCGATCATGGCAGGAGATAGCTGACTCCAATC